TACGAGATCAGCCTCGGTCTCGTGGGCTCGGAGATGTGTATAAGAGACAGGGCTTCCAATGCCAGCGACCGCCGGGACGCCGCCCGACGAATACTGGGCCTGTGAGAAAGGACAACCCATGAAGAAATACAAATTGACGATCCCCGGCCTTTTGCCGGGGCTGAATGAATACATCGACGCGGAGCGGTCCCATAAAGGGAAATACAAAGCCGCTTCCATGAAGCGACAGGCCCAGAACGTGATCGGTTACATGATCCGGACACAGCTTCGGGGCGTTCACTTCACCCGGCCCGTGGTGATCCGCTACCTATGGATCGAACCGAGCCGCCGGCGCGACAAGGACAATATCGCCTTCGCGAAAAAGTTCATACAGGACGCCCTGGTGGAAGCTGGCGTCCTTCGAAACGACGGGTGGTCCGAGATCGACGGCTTCACGGACGACTTCGCCCTGGACCCGAAGAACCCCCGTGTCGAAGTCACTATCGAAGAAATTGAAGGAGGAAAACACAATGGCAGTAAAAGCAAGAATTAAGGACCTGGCCCCTGGCGTGTGCTTCAACGCCGGCCCCGTCGTTCTGAAAGTCATGGAGCATTTCACCGACGGGCGAACCCTTCTGACGGCCACGGAGCCGATCGGGAACCGTCCCTTCACTGTTCGGCCGTTCACCTATAACCGCCAGAACCCGGAACCGAACCCGAATGACTTCCGATCCAGCACCTTGAAGGGCGACCTGAACGGCGATTTTCTGGAAGCCCTGGACGCCGCCGGCGTGATCCGCGCCCACCAGATCGTCGAAGCCGCCTGGGACCTGTCTGACCATGACGGAACGAACCGTTATGGCTATGTGACGTGTAAGATCGCCATGTTGCCGGAACCCCTGGTCCGGAAGTATTACGACGCGGGACTTTTGGAGATCGACGACTGGGAATGGACGATCACCCCGTACGCCGACGACGCGGACGGCGTGCGGAGCGTCCCTTCCGACGGCGGTCTGGGCTGGGGCCTTGCCTGGCTTGGCTACGGCGGCGTTCGCCCGGCTTTATTCGTGGACTCTGAAATCTGCCTGTCACTGGAACCGGACGAAGTCGATCTGTCTGACTCCGCCATGTTGCGGGACTTCACTTCGAAACAGCTTGTCAATGAAGTCCTTCGCCGGATCGCCGCCGGCGAAAACGATGAAGACGAATGATCCCGTCTTCTGACTTGAAGGCCAAAGTCGAAAAAGAGGTCGGGGCCACCCTGGACCCTGGCTTCTTCGACCAGGCTGAACAGTACGCCCGGCGGAAGCTGGACCTGTGCAACGAACGCGCCGGCCGCCAGTACGGCGAAGACGGCTACGGCGACGAATACCTGGTCCTTTTGACCGCCGACACAGTCCGGGAAATGGCCTTTTCTGTCTGGTGTGACATGAAGTCCGCCGAAATAATGGCCGCCAGAGCGGCCCAGGAAGGCGGTGAAGGCGCGTGATACCATTCCCCGACAAGAAGTATTCCGTGATCTATGCCGACCCGCCCTGGGCCTATGCCGCTGGCGGATCGAAGCGGAATGTAACCCGGCACTATCACACTATGAAGCCCGAAGACATTTATGACCTTCCTGTCCAGAGCATAGCCGCCGAAGACTGTCTTCTGTTCATGTGGGCGACCTTCCCGAACCTGGAAATCGCCCTGGAAGCGATCAGGCGGTGGGGCTTCCAGTACAAAACCGCCGCCTTCGTCTGGGTCAAACGGAACAGGAAGTCCCCGTCCTGGTTCTGGGGCCTGGGGAACTGGACCAGGGCAAACCCGGAAGTCTGCCTTCTGGCAACGAAGGGAAAGCCGAAGCGCGTGTCCCGATCCGTCCATAGTATCATAGACGCCCCGATCGGCCGACACAGCGAGAAACCGGCGGAAACCCGCGACCGGATCGTCCAGCTTGCGGGGGGGGGTACTATGATCGAACTATTCGCCAGACAGTCGGCCCCAGGCTGGGACGCATGGGGCGACGAATTGGAAGGAAGTGAAAGCGAATGAAATCAGATGAACGCAAGTTAAGAAGCCGCTGTCCATTATGCGGCGGGAAAATTGTCGTGTCTTTCCTGTATCAGTATTCGCTGGATCATGTCGTGGGCCGAAACGGCCGTCTTCGGAAGACCTTCAAAAAGGTCGAAGGCGGCCCGATGGAAGCCGCGATCGCCGCTTGTTCTGATTGCGAAGCGTTCTGGGACACAGACAGCTTCGACATTTGCGACGGCGTCTTCTATGACCGCAAGTATATAGAAGGTGAAGACGATGAATAAGAACACGAAGGCGATCCGGGAAATGGCGGCGTATGTGTGCGACAGGCTGGACGGGAAGGTCCTGATCCACCGCTACGACGCATATTCCACCAACAGCGTTTATTTGAAGTTCGACTATGGCGTGGCGAACAGTCTTCGGATCGCTGACCACGCCGGGAAGAAGCACCTGGCCTATCGGTTCAATATCATTCTGAACCTGACGGAGCCAAAAAACGACCTGTCCGGACGTTTCCCCCGGAACTACTACCCGCCGGACATGGTGGATCAGGTGATCGAAGACATTCTGGCCGGCGTCGAAGCAAAGCGCGCCAGGTATCGGGACTATGACAAAACCGTCAAGGACGCAAAGGCTAAAATCGCCCACGAACGCGGCTTCTGGCAACAGGCCCACGAGGTAAAGAAAAAGAGAGGTAACGAAAAGCCATGAAAAAGACTATATTTTCCGCGCTTCTGCTTCTTCTGTTCTTCTCCGTGTATCTCGAACACGCGGCCAGTACAGAGGAAGCGCGGCCGCCTTCCCTGTCACCCGTCACCTTCCCCACTATCGACATAAACGTCGCGGAGAGTGTGACTCCGTCCCCGGAACCAGAGAAAAAAGAACCCGCCTGGACGGAATACGAAGCGACCGCGTACTGTGCTTGCGAAAAGTGCTGTGGAGTCTGGGGAGAGAACCGCCCGGACGGGGTCGTCTACACGGCCAGCGGAGCCGTCGCCCAGGAAGGCGTGACGATCGCCGCCGACTGGGACGTTCTTCCCCCAGGAACCGTCGTCTTCATTGACGGTCTGGGCGAACGTGTGGTCCAGGATCGCGGCGGAGCCATTAAGGGGAACGCCGTCGACATCTACTTCGAGAACCACAACGAAGCCTTGATCTTTGGCCGCCAGGTGGTCCGCCTTTACATAGTAAAAGGCGGTGATAGCACTTGAAGACCTGTTCCGTATGTGGCCGCCAGGTAGAAAAGGCGGTCGTCTGTCCCTACCAGCGAAAGGGCCTGGAAACTTGTCCGGCCTGTTGCGAACAATGCCATAAAAGCGAACCCTTCCCCTGCCCGGAGTATGACCAGAGGAAGGAACCGAAAGGGGGAAAAACACATGAACATTATAAAACGCGGCGACGTCTTCTTCTGCCTGGGAAGCCCCGACGCCGTCGGAAGTGAAGAACGGAAGGCGCGGCCGGTCGTGGTGGTCCAGAACGACGCCGGGAACGCCAGTTCCCCGACCGTAATCGTCGCCAACATGACCACCAACACAACCCGCCGCCTGTACCCTATGCAGTTCGATATTGACCTTCCCGGACGCGCCCTGTCCCGCGTCCAGTGTGAGCAGATCAGAACTGTCGACAAATGCCGGCTTCGGGAAAAGGTCTACACACTGACCGAAGACGAACTTCGGAAGCTGGACGCCTGCCTGGCCGTGTCCTTCGGAATGACCTTCCAGGACGCCCAGGAAGGCCCCCAGAGCGCGCCGAAGGGACAAGACGACATATTCCTTGACCTGGCCCGAAAAGGACTGTCTGTGGCCGTCTGTCCGCTTCCTGTGCTGAACCAGGTGAACATAACTGTCACAGATGGGAAGGCCGTCGTGATCACTCGAAACGTCGCGCCGACTGTCGGCGGGATCGTCAGCGAAATCCAGGATATGAAGAACGCCGCGAAAGAGGTGACGCCGTGATCCAGAGCAAGGAAGCCGCGAAGAAATGGGCCGAAGTTCTGGAACTGCCAGAAGACCAGGCGATCCCCTGTGTGGTGGCGTTCGCTTGCCTTCGTTATCATGGGAAATCATTTGTCCGCAAGCTGGCAACCGGAACCGGGAGGATCACGACCTGGCAATCATTGAAAATCGGTGTGGCTTTGTTTCTGTGGGGCCGCGCCCAGAAGAAAGACCCTTGGGGCGAACTATACCGGATCACGAAGTTCGCCCAGAAGTGGAAGGAAGGTGACTCTATATGAACGACGTGAAACTGTCCGGACGCCTGACGCGCGATCCGGAACTGAAACACACGCCGGCCGGCGTCCCTGTGGCGACCTTTTCCCTGGCTGTGGACCGGAAGTTCAACCGCGAAGAAGCGGACTTCATTCCGATCGTCGCCTGGCGAAAAACGGCGGAGTTCGTGGCGAAGTATTTCCGGAAGGGCCAGCGCGTGATCGTGGCCCAGGGACGGATCAAGGTTGACCCGTACACCGACAAAGAGGGAAACAAAAGGACCCGGTTTTCCGTGGTAGCTGACGAAGTGGAGTTCGCGGACTCCAAACGCGCCCCGGAAGACCAGCCCGCCGGAAGCCTGGCCGCCGACTACATGACCAGCGGCGACTTCGAGGAAATGGACGGGGAAGACGGTGATCTTCCCTTCTAAAGACCACCAGGAAAGGGGGTGAACGGCATGGACGCCAAAGAGAAGAAAGAACGCGCAGAGCGGACAACCCGCCGCGTTTACGATATTTTGAAGAACCACGACCAGGAAATGTCGACCATAGAAGCACAGATCGACGCCGAGCGCGCCGCCCTGGAAAAAGACCTGGAAGAAATCAGAGCCAGAGCCTACCCGCGCGGCGTCCGCTACGACACGCCCCGCGTCCAGTCGTCCCCTGATCCTGACGGCCTTCTGGTAAAAATGGCCGACGCTATACAACGCCGGACCGCCAGGACGAAAAGAGCAATCGACGCCCTGGAAGAACGACAGCGTCAGATCGAGAATGTCCACGAAGCCGTCCTGACGATGGACGCAAAGGCGAAGATCGTTCTTCTGACTCTGTACTATCCGCGCCGGACCTACGCACAGGCCGCCGAAATACTGGACATGGACGTTTCCACGGTGAGCCGTCAGAGAAAGACAGCGGTCGAACGACTGGCCCGGAAATATATCCGCCTTTATGGGAATATGGACTGACCGTCCCCCACGCCGGCGGAAAACTTTTTGCACATGATTGCACATATTTGCATTAGTTTGCATATCCCTGCACTTTTAATCATGTGTAATATATGCGAAAATGCTACAAGGGAACCTTGCCCAGTTCCCGACCTCCTTTTTTCATAGGGACGCAGAAAGGGACGCCTTCACCGGCGTTCCTTTTCTGTTGTCCCGATTTTGTTATGACCACGACCGAACGGAAAGGACGGTGAAAAATCGTGGCAAGGCTAACGAAAAAGAACGAAGTGTTCTGTGAAGAATACTTGATCGACCTGAACGCGACCCAGGCCGCGATCCGCGCCGGCTATTCTGTGGAGTCGGCGGGAAGTATCGGAAGTGAATTGCTGAAAAAACCTGAAATCCGCGCGCGCGTCGAAGCCGCTATGGCTGAAAGGTCGAAGCGAACCGGGATAAACGCCGACCGGGTCCTTCGAGAACTGGGGAAAATCGCCTTCGTGAACGCGATCGACGTGATCAACATGAACGACGCCACAGTGAAGGGCGACGCCGACCGTGACGACACGGCGGCGATCGCTTCCGTGAAGGTGAAGGTAATACCCGGAGAGGACGGCGACGGCGTGGAACGGGAAATCCGCCTGGCGGACAAATTGAAGGCCCTGGAACTGTGCGGAAAGCACCTGGGAATGTTCAAGGACAGCCCGGACAGCGGCGCGCCTGTGACGGTGGTGATCAATTATGACTATGGCCCGGACGATTGAGTTCCGAGCGTCAGCCCAGTTCAACCCCGTTTTCCGCCCCGTGAATGAATGGCGCGGAAGATACCGCATTTTGAAGGGGTCCGCCGGTTCCGGGAAATCCGTGAATATAGCCCAGGACTTCGTCGCGAAGCTATCCGACCCGGCCTTCCAGGGGGCGAACCTGTTAGTCGTCCGGAAGATCGAGGAAACCAACCGGGACAGCACCTTCGCGGAGTTACAGGCGGCGATCTATCGAATGTTCGGCCCCTATGCTGACCGCTTCTGGAAGGTCAACCTGAACCCTCTGGCCCTGGAATGTAGAACCACCGGGAACCGGATCATCTTCCGGGGCGTAAAGGACCAGCGACAGCGTGAGAAGGTGAAGTCGATCACCTTCAAGAACGGGAAACTGGTCTGGATATGGTGTGAAGAAGCGACGGAACTTCTGTCCGAAGACGTCGACATTCTGGACGACCGTCTTCGTGGCAACCTGGAAGACCTGAACCCGAACCTGTTCTATCAGATCACAATGACCTTCAATCCGGTCAGCGCGACCCATTGGATCAAGGCCCGGTATTTTGACAAGGCTGACCCCGACGTTCTGACCCACCATTCGACCTATAAGACGAACCGTTTCATCGACCCGGCCTATTTTCGCCGTATGGAGCGACGCAAGGAAGAAGACCCGGAAGGCTATCGCGTGTATGGCCTGGGAGAATGGGGAGAACTGGGCGGTCTAATCCTGACGAACTTCGAGGTCCACGACTTCCCGACCAGCCGGGACTGTTTCGACGGCTTCTATTACGGCCAGGACTTCGGCTTCAACCACGCCGACGCCCTTCTGGGGATCGGCTGGAAGGACGGCGAAGTCTATGTCTGTTCGGAACTGTATGTCTTCGAGAAGGACACCGAAGAAATTATCAACCTGGCCCGACAGGCCAGAGTCGACCCCCGCGTGGAAATGTTCTGTGACTCCGCAGAGCCGGACCGGATCAGAACATGGCAAAAGGCCGGCTTCCGGGCCTATCCTGTGAAGAAAGAACCCGGAAGCGTAAAGGCACAGATCGACTTCCTGAAAGGGCGGAAAATCCACATTCACCCGTCTTGCGTGAACACCTTGAAGGAAGTCCAACAGTGGAAATGGAAAAAGGACCCGACCACGGGTCTTTACATCGACGAACCTGTGGAGTTCATGGACGACGCTATGGCGGCCCTTCGCTATGGCGTGGAGCGTCCGCGACGCGGTTCGTCTATCGAAGTTTTGAAGTGAGGTGGAAGGAATGGAACTGTCTGTCATGGACCGGATCAACCTGATCCTGTCTGACCCTGAAAAAGCAACTATGACCCTGGCCCAGATTGTCAGCGAAGAAATACGGGAGTTCAAGAGGTCCCCACAGTATCAGATCATGGTGGAAGCCGAAGCATATTACAGGAACAGGTCTTCCGTCCAGAAGAAGACGGTCGACGTCGCCAATCGGTCGAACACAAAGATCGAACGGCCAATCCTGAAAAAGCTGGTGGACCAGAAAGCGAACTATCTTCTGTCGAAGCCCTGGACCGTGGACACCGAAAACGGAGCCTATGGCGACGCCCTGAACACTGTCTTCGACCAGACCTTCCGTCGGAAGATCAAGAGCCTGGGGAAAGGCGCGGTCAAGTCCGGGATCGCCTGGCTTCAACCCTACTTCGAAGACGGGAAACTGGCCTTTATGCGCGTTCCTTCGACAGAGGTCGTCCCCCTGTGGCGCGACTCTGAACGAACGAAGCTGGACGCCTTCATTCGCTTCTATGACCAGATTATCTACATCGGGACCAGAAAGCACCTGATCACACACGCCGAATTTTGGTGGACCGGCGGCGTGAAGTATTTTAAGACCGACGCCTTCGCGGGGACCGGGGCCGGCGACTTCTACGTCGACAAGGACCACGGGACGGAGGAAAGCGACTGGACGGAACCACACTTCACCGTCGGCGAAAAGGCGTACAACTGGGACGAAGTTCCGATCGCCTGGCTGAAATACAACGAAGAAGAACTTCCCCTGTGCTACTTCGTGAAGGACCTGATCGACGACATCAACTGGCAGAACAGCGTAACGGCCGACGTCCTTCGGGACGTGGCGAAGTTCATCTATATTCTTCGGAACTATGGCGGGGCCGACCTGGCGGAGTTCTTGAAGGACCTAAAGGAACACATGGCGATCAAGGTCACTTCCGACGGCGGCGTGGACAAATTACAGGCAGACCTGAACATCGACGCCGTCATGTCCTTCCTGGACAACGAGCGGCGCGACATATACGACTTCGCGGCGGCCGTGGACACGAAGGACCCGGAACTGGGGAACGCCAGCGGATCGGCGATCAACTTCCGATATATGGACCTGGACGCCGACTGTGACTCCCTGGGGACGGAGCTGAAAGACACCTTCCACCGGCTGAAACTGTTCATTGACGTCTACTTCCAGATCACCGGCCAGGGGGACTTCACCGGGGACGACTTTGACATCGTCTTCAATATGGACCTTCCTGTCAACGAAACGGACATCATCAACAACGCCCGGAACAGTGACGGCCTGATCTCCAAGCGGACGATCCTTCAAAATCACCCCTGGGTCACTGACGTCGACGAAGAACTGGACCGCATGGACGCCGAAAAGAAGGCCGCTATGGCCGAGTTTGGGGCCGGACTGTTTGACGATACCCTGGGAGCCGGAAACGGCCCACAGACGGCCCAGGAGGGCCAGGAAGGGGCCGCTGGAAAGGCTGGTGGCCTGAATGGTGAGGAATAAAGAATACTGGATCGCCCGCGCCCTTCAAAGAGAGCGCGAAGCATATCTTCGGGGCGTCGGCTTGACGGCGAAAATGTTCAAAGAATATGAGCGCGCCGCCCAGGCGATCCGAAGGGAGATCGGCGACTTCTATTCCCGCTACGCCGGGAAACATGGCCTGACCTATGACCAAGCCGTCCGCCTTCTGACGCGAAAAGAGTTCCAGGAATGGAAGGCGACCCTGGGCGAATACGTCGCCCGGATCGCTTCGGAGCCTGACCCGCGCGTCAAGGCCCTTTTGACGGCCCAACTGGACGCCCTGTCCACGAACAGCCGCATTTCCCGCCTGGAAGCCCTTCTGGGCCAGATCGACCTGAAACTGAATGACCTGTTCGAAACAGGCGTGGCACAGATGAAGGCGGAGTTCGGCGACGCCTTCCAGGAAGGCTACTACAAGAAGATTTATGATATTCAGTCCCGCGTCGGCTTTATACATGAGTTCGCGAAGCTGGACGAAAGTGTCGTGGAAAATGTGCTGTCCTACCCCTGGTCTGGGGCTATGTTCTCCGATCGGCTGTGGCAGAACAAACAGGCCCTTCTGTTCCACGTCCGGGAGATCATCACACAAGGCGTCATGCAAGGAAAGAGTGTGGCCGCCATGTCAAAGGAACTGTCCGGGAAGATGGGACAGTCCTACAAAGCGGCCGAACGGTTGATCCGGACGGAAACAACCCATTTTCACAGCGAAGCGGACAAGTCCGCTTATAACGCGGCTGGCGTGGACGAATATGAATATGTCGCGACCCTGGACAGCCGGACCTGTGAAGTGTGCGCCGCCCTGGACGGAAAACACTTCAAGGTGAAGGACGCCCAGGCCGGCGTGAATTATCCGCCCATGCACCCGAACGACCGCTGTACTACGGTCGAGTACGATCCGGACGACGCTCTGGACTGGTACAATTCCGGCTTGAAAATGCCTGAAAACATGACCTTCGAGGAATGGGCCGAACGCCAGAACGTGAAAACCGACCCGAACAAGCGAAATCAACTGAAAACAACTTCAAACGATGATTGAACGCCCTTCCGGGGCGTTTTTTCATACCCAAAACAGCCGCACCCGCCCGGCGAACCGGCGGGACCGCAAAGCGTGTGGAAGTCACGATAAAGACAGCGGAGAAAGGAGCAAACCATGATCACCGAGAGCGTCAGAACCATTCTGGGGGAAGACCTGACAAGCCAGGTCGAAGCGGCATTGAAAGGCAAGGGCAAGGACGGAAAGGACGTGGACCTGGTCGTCGGAAACGATGGAACCTTCGTCCCGGCCGAAAAGTTCAACGGGGCCAACAGCGGCAAGACCAGCGCAGAAAACGCCCTGAAAGCCGCCGCCGAAGCCCTGAAAGCGATCGGCGGGTCTGGCGACCCGGCGAAGATCGCGGACGACGTCAAGACCGCCCAGGCCACGATCGACACCCTTCGAACTGACCACCAGAAGGAGATCGCGAAAATCCAGAAGAACACAGCCCTTCGAATGGCCCTGGCGGATAAGGCACACGACCCCGCCGACATTATTTCACTTCTGGACCTTGACAAGATCGAGGTCGACGACGCCGGCACACTGAAAACGGACCTTGACGGCCTTCTGAAACCTTTGAAGGAGTCGAAGGCGTACCTGTTCAAGTCCCAGGAGCCGGGGAAAAACCCCGACATCAAGGGCGCGAAACCCGCTGACCCCGGCGCACGTCAGGAGCCGGCCGCGAAAGCCGATGGCCCTGTCGTGATTTAACCCACCAACCCACAACAAAACGAAAGGAATGATTTTCAATGGCAAGAACCAAAGCTATCAGCCTGATCCAGAACGGGTCTACGAAGGTCGAACTGGCCGAACTGTCCGGTCTGGTGATCGCCAACATTCAGAAGGAAACCCTGTCTTCTGGCTTGAAGTCCCAGTCCTACACCGGCAACCCCGCGACTGGGTCTGTGGAGTATAAGCGTTTTAAGAACAGTGCGTCCCAGGCATACGGAACCGCCAGAGCCGCCGGCAAGGGCGACGCGATCACGGTTCCCCCGACCACCGTCAACCTGGACACCCACCGCGAGATCGTGGAGGAAGCCGCAAAGTTCGACCTGGACACCTTCGGCGTCGGAAACATCATGGCGCGCCGCGCCGACAACCATGTCGACACCGTGGCGGCCGAACTGGACGCCGCCTTCTTCACTTGTGCCGCGAACGAGGGAACTGCCTTCACCACCAGCGAAACCGACATCGAAGCCCAGGTCGAAGCCCTGATCCAGACCCTTGAAACCGTGAAGAACGACTATGTTCGCGGCGTTCCCCGGAACTTGATCCGCCTGGTCCTGGACCCCGTCTTCTACGGCAAGATCAGAACCTACCTGGACAAGAACACCCACAACGCCAATGTTGACACCGCCGCCGAAGACTTCGCCCTGTTCCACGGCGTCCGTGTTTATTCTTCCATCAACCTTCCTGTGAAGGCTGAAACTGTGGAAAGCACGAAGACCAAGACCACCACCTATCACATGATCGCCATGATCGAAGGCGCGATCGCACAGCCGGCGGTGATCTATCCCTACGGGGAGCCGGAGAAGATCCCCCTGTCTAACGACTACGGCGTGTCTATGTTCTTCGACTACGGCACGAAGGCCCTGACCCCCGACCTGATCTTCCACTACTCCACCAGCGTTACTTCCGAGTAAGTCAGGAAGGCAGACACGGAGAAAGGAGGAAACCCCGTGAAGTTTATCAACAGACGAACCGGCGTGATCCTGGAACCCGGAAGTCCAATGGTCGAAGACCAGCTTCGCAAAAGTGCGGACTATGCCCCTTACGAGCCGCAGAAAGCCGCAGAAGGGGCGGAAAAGCCCCTGGCGAAGATGAGCAAGGCCGAACTTCTGGAAGCCGCCCAGGCGGCCGGAATTGCGGTTCCTGACGACGCCACGAAGGCCCAGATCGTCGAACTAATCCAGGGCAAGGCGTAACCGGGAACCGTCGAAAGGTGGTGGAAACGTGCTTCAACAGATTTTAACTTCCCTGGACGGCCTGACAGACCTTGAACAGAAGGAAGTCCTTCGCGTCCTTATGTCGAAGGAAGACCGGCTGGAAAAGGTCAAGGCCCTTCTGGGGATCGACGGGACGGACCAGGACGAAGTTCTTCTTTTCGTTATTCAAACGGTCGAAGACCTGGTCCTGTCCTATATCAACCAGGACACGCTTCCCGCCCCGCTGGAAAACGCCCTGATCGTCATGTGTGTCAGCTACTACAAGGCCGCCGGCCTGGGGACCACCCAGGCGGCCGTCGGCCCGGTCGCGTCTGTGAAGCGCGGGGACGTTCAGACGTCCTTCGCCAATGCTTCCGGCGCGTCTGGGTCGGCGTCGACCTTTAACCTGGGCGCAGACGGCCAGGACTTCTTCGGCTGGCGGACGGTCCTGAACGAATACCGGAAGTTAAGGTGGTGATCGTATGTTCGGAAACCCCGCCGCAGAGCGCGCGGCAATCGAAATGACCTACGAAGACACCGCCACGATCAGCCGGACCGAACCTGTGACGGGGGCGAACCACATCACGAAGGCCGTTCCCGTCGTGAAATATTCTGAAATCATTTGCGCGCTGTCGTATTCAGGAAGCGACAAGAGCCAGCAGACGGACGCACAGAATGAAGTCGACTATGACGCCGTTCTGTTCGCGTCCCCTGACCTTCTGGTCCTTCCTGGCGACCGCGTTTCCCTGAAACGGTTCGGCCGTATGGACCCGACCAGTCAGCGTCTTTTGACGTTCGAGGTCGTGGGACGTCCGGCCGTGTATGCGACCCACCAGGAAATCCGCGTGAAGGACGGTGATCTGGCGTGACCCTGAATAATTTCACCGAAGCGATCGCGGCGAAGCTGGCGGCCCTGTGGCCGGGCCGGAAGGTCTATGTCGACGAAATCCCAAAGGACGCCGACGGCCAGTTCTTCGTCGGGATCATAGAGTCGGAACAGGAAAAACATCTGGACCGCCGACGGAAGCGGTCGATCCAGTTCGAAGTCCTGTATTTCCTGAAATCGAAGGAGAACATGGAGTTTAACGCCTGGGCCGAAACCATGTATGACCAGTTTGAAACGCTGGTGGTCCAGGAAACGGAACAGAAGACCCGGACGATCCGGCTGACCGGGCAAAAGGCGAAACCGAACAAGAACGCCCGTGTCTATCAGTTCACCTTCGACGCAGACTTCTTCTTCGTGCTGACGCCGCCGGAAATCCCCTTCATGGAAACCCTGGACCAAACGGAGGAAGTGAAGTAATGGCAACAAAGAAAAAGGTCCCCGCCGCAGACCAGGCGGCGGAACCGACCTTCACGAAGGAACAACTGGTCAAAGCGAAAACCCTGAACCTTCCCAGGGACGCCGTCGCGGCTGTCCTGGAAGACGGGAAGGTCTACACAAAGGACCAGGCCGTCCGCCTGGTCACTGATTTTCTGGAAAGGAAGGTGTAAGTCATGCCCATCGGAGGTGGAACTTTTACCGTTCAAAACAAAATCCTTCCCGGCGCGTATATCAATTTTGTCAGCCTGGGAAGCGTCGTCAAAATGGGGACGCGCGGCGTCGCGGCCCTTCCCCTTGAACTGAACTGGGGGCCTGAAAACAAGGTCTTTTCCATGTATGCAGAGGATTTCAACAAAACCGCCCTGACTGTCTTCGGTTACGATCCTACGGCGGCCGACATTCTTCTGGTCCGTGAAGCCCTGAAACGCGCCAGGACGCTTCTGATCTATCGCGTCAATTCTGGCGGTGAAAAGGCGACTGCGACCGTCGGAGGAATGACCGTCACAGCGGCCTATGGCGGTACACGTGGAAACGCGATCAGCGTCGCGATCCTGACTAATGCCGACAACGCGACTGACGTCGACGTCGTGACCTACCTTGACGGAATGGTCATGGACTCCCAGACCGTCGCCAAAACCAGCGGGTCGGCCGGACTGAAAGCGAACGACTTCGTCACCTTCGGGACGGCGGCGTCACTGGAAACGGCCGTGGCAACCAAACTGACCGGCGGCACGAACGGGACCGTCAACGGAACCGCCCACACGAACGCCCTGAACGCCTTCGAAGTGGAGTCCTTCAACGTGATCGGCTATCCCGGCGACGACGACACGACAAAGGCCCTGTATGCGACCTTCGTCAAGCGTCTTCGCGACGATGAAGGAAAGAAGGTCGTCGGCGTCCTGTACGATTACAAGGGCGACAACATCGGCCTGATCAACGTGAAGAATGGCGTCGTTCTAAACGACGGGACCACCGTACCCGGCGAAAAGGCCGTCGCGTGGGTCGCTGGCGCGTCCGCCGGCGCGGAGATCAACGAAAGCCTGACAAATACCGCCTACGACGATGCCGTGGACGTGGACATCAAATATACGAAGTCCCAGTTTGAAGCGGCGATCCAGGCTGGCGAGTTCGTTTTCTATGCCGACTACGGAACCGCGCGCGTCCTGACTGACATTAACAGCCTGACCACCTTCGGCGGCGGCATGACCGAAGACTGGACGTCGAACCGTGTGATCCGCGTCCTGGACGGCTGGGCGAACGACGTCGCCCGTATCTTCGGCGACTCCTATATCGGCAAAGTCACCAACAGCGACACCGGCCGCCAGCTTTTCAAAGCCGACCTTGTGTCCCTGGCCTTGCAATATCAGGACATCGACGCGATCAGCGACTTCGTGTCCGAAGACATCACGATCGCCCAGGGGGCCGGGAAACGGGACGTCGCCGTCGACTCCGCCCTGAAACCGAACGACAGCATGGAAAAGCTGTATATGACGGTAGTCGTCAACTAACGGAAGGAGTGTGAACCGAAATGAAAACCCTGAACGCACCTGACGCTATTTCCGGCAAGGAAGGCCGCGCCTATGCGAAGATCGACGGGAACAACGAAGAACTGTTCTTCGCGAAGACCGTCGAAGCGAATGTCGAGAAATCGAAATCGGAGATCAAGGCCATCGGAAAGCGCATGACCGGACACAAGACCACCGGGGCCAGCGGTAGCGGGTCCATGACCCTTTACTATCTGACGCCCCTGTTCCGGGACATGGTGAAGACCTGGAAGGAAACCGGCCAGGACATCTACTTCGACATGGTGGTCGAGAACGACGACCAGGAGTCGTCCGCCGGAAAACAGTCTGTTCTGTTGATCGGCTGTAATCTGGACTCTGTCGTCCTGGCAAAGCTGGACGGCGACAGCGACGACGCCCTGGACGAAGATGTGGACTTCACCTTCGAGGACTTCGACGTCCTGACCCCCTTCACCCAGTTCTAATTTTGAAAGAGAGGTAAAAAACAATGGGTAAACTGCAAGAGTTCCTTATGGAAGCGGAGATCGGCACGACCCAGACAGAAGTGACGATCGCCCCCTTCCCCCACCCCTTCGTGATCCGTTCGATCACAGAAGCCGAAAACAAGGCCATTCGGAAGACCTGTCAAAAGGTCAGCTTCGACAAGAAAACCCGCCAGAAGCAGATCGACACGGACACCGATCTTTATAACGCCCGACTGGTGGCGGCCTGTTGCGTCGACCCCAATTTCAAAGACGCTGACTTCCAGGCGAAGAAAGGCGTCCGGGGCGCGGAAGACCTGATCAACGTGATCCTGAACCCCGGCCAGTACACCGATCTTCTTTTGGCCGTCCAGGAAATCAACGGCTTCACTGACGACGTGAACGATCTGAGGGACGAAGCAAAAAACTAATCACGGGGGGCGGTAATGAAGCAGACGCCGACGGCGAGTCGGTCTATGCTCATTACGCCCTCCACCGGCTGAAAATCCTTCCAGGACAACTTCTGGCCCTTCCCAGACGGGAACGGGCTTTTATTTATGCTTCCATAGACCTTCAAATCGAAAAGGAAAAAAAGGAAGCGAAGAAGGCTGGCCGCAGGAAGGGAAAGAAGGGCAGGTGATAACGTGGCCGGCGTATCTACACAGTTTTCGATCCAGGACCGCATGACGGCGCGCCTGAACACCATGACCAACGCGGCCCAACGCTTGAACCGTTCCCTGGACGCAACTGACAACCTGACTGACACGATCGACCCTGGCGCGCCGTTCGAGCGAAGCGCGGCGGACATCGGGGCGGCCAGTCGTCAGGTCGATAACTTCAACAACCGCCAGGAACAGGCGGAGCGGGGGGCGAAAAAGGTGAAGTCCGTCTGGTCGAGCCTGGGCGGCGTCATAAAGTCCGCGATCGCCGCGTTCAGCGCGAAACAGGTGATCGAACTGGCGGACAGTATGACCACCACCCGCGCCCGGCTGGACCTGATGAACGACGGACTACAAACCACGGCCGAACTTCAAGACATGATCATGGAGTCGGCCAACCGTTCCCGCGCGGCCTACTCCACTACCGCCGACGCTGTGGCGAAAATGGGTATTATGGCCGGCGACGCCTTTTCCAGCAACGAAGAACTGATCGCCTTCTCCGAACTAATCAACAAACAGTTCACGATTGCCGGCACGTCGGCCGCCGGGATCGACGCGGCCATGTTACAGCTAACACAGGCCATGTCTTCTGGCGTCCTTCGCGGCGAAGAATTGAACAGTGTCTTCGAACAGGCCCCGACCATCATTCAGACGATCGCCGACTATCTGGGCGTTCCGATCGGGAAAATCCGTGAAATGGCCGCCGAAGGCCAGATCACTTCGACTATCGTAAAAAATGCCATGTTGGCGTCGGCGGACGAAATCAACGCGAAGTTCGCTTCTATGCCTATGACCTTTTCCCAGGTCTGGACAATCGCGAAGAATATCGCCCTGGAAGCGTTCACCCCTGTCCTGACCCTGATCGGCCAGGGCGCACAGTGGATATACGACAACTGGTCCACGATCGCCCCGATCTTCTGGGGCCTGGCGGCCGCCGCCCTGGGCTATGCGGTAGCCCTGGGAATACAGACCGCCGCGACATGGATCGCAACCGGAGCCGCCCAGGCGTTCTTCACGACCCTTCTGACGAACCCCCTGTTCTGGATCGCGCTTGCGATCGGCGTCGTGGTGGCGGCGATTTATAAATGGGTCCAGTCTGTCGGCGGCCTGAAAGTCGCCTGGCTGATCTGCGTCAACGCCGTTCTGACGGCCTGGGACTGGGTAAAAATCGGATTTATGACTGGCGTTTACTTCGTTATGGACCTGTGGAACCGGCTACAACTGGCCTTCTACACCGCCGGCGTGAATATTCAGAACTTCATGGGCGACATGAAGGCCGGCGTTCTGATGATCCTTCAAAACATGGTGAACGGAGCGATCGACATCATAAACGGCTTCATAAACCTTCTAAACAAAATCCCCGGCGTCAGTATTGACCTAATTGATCAAATGACCTTCGGGACCACGGCACAGCTTGAAAATGAAGCCGACAAGCAAGCCAGAGCCGCAGACCTGGCCGCGTATCAGGATCAGATCAATTCCCAGATTGCGGAGCGCGACGCCGCCCTGGACGCTATGAAGTCCGAAGCGAGAGCCGCCACAGCACAGCGCGAAGCGGAAATCGCGGCCGCAAAGGCCGAAGCCGCCGCCGCTGGAAGCGGAAGCACCGAACCGGACTGGTCTGCCTACTCCAACACCGCCCCCGGCGACATCGGAAACGTGGACCATGTGGGGTCCGTCGGTTCCATCGACGAAGACGTCAACATAGCAGAAGAAGACTTGAAGTTCCTTCGGGACGTGGCCGAAATGCGCTATGTTCAGAACTTCGTGACCCTGACCCCGACCGTGGCTGTGGACGCGAAGATCAGCGAAAAGGTGGACGTGGACGAAGTGGTCGACCGGATCGAAAACAGGCTGGAAACCGAGTTCGAAGCCGCCGCAGAGGGGGTATATGCGTAATGCAAAACTACGGAATGACATTGATCGCAGGAGGACGGGAAATCGACATTCCCGTCCTTCCTGAAAAATTGAAAGTGACATCACCGGGAAACAACGACACCGCGACCGTCCTTGTCCTGGGTGACATTCTGATCCTTCGGAAGAAGGGTCTTCGGACTGTCGCCTGGGACAGCTTTTTCCCGGTCAACGACGCGCCCTTCGTAACTGGCCGGATCACCGACCCCGTGGAGGTTGTGAAGGCCATTCAGAAGGCGCGGGACAGCCTTGACCCGGTCCGCTTTCTAATCACGGGAACGGACCTGGACATCAACGTCAGAATGGGCGTGGAAACCTTCGACTATGAGGAACGCGCCGGCGAACTGGGCGACTTCTACTATTCGATCAAGTTGTCGGAATGGAAGGACTATTCCCCGCGCCGGATCGTTCTTCCCCCAGAGCCGGCAAAGCCGGCCCAGGCCAAAGAGCCGGAACGGACCGGGAAGCCGCCAAAACAGAAGACCTACACCGTGAAGGCCGGTGACTGTCTTTGGAATATCGCGAAGAAGTTCTATGGCAAGGGAAGCGACTACACGAAGATTTACAACGCTAACAAGGGAACGATCGGGTCGAACCCGAACCTGATCTATCCCGGACAGGTATTCACGATCCCGTGATCTCCATTCTGTACCAAAACAACGTGACCGGCGACGCCTTCGACGTTACGACGTTGTGCGCCGGCGCGAAGTGGTCGACGAAACGGTCCGGTTCCCCCGCTTCCCTGGAACTGACCATGATCGCCGACGCCGCTGTGGTATGGACACACGGCGGGATCGTCGTTTTGAAGGACGACGACACCGGGATTTTTTATGGCTATGTGGTGAAAATCGGCCAGGACGAAACAGACCAGGTCACGATCACCGCATACGACCAGACCTGGTATTTGAAGAAGAACAAGGAAACCTATGTCTTCAATGGAAAGCGCGCCGATCAAATCCTGACCCAGATCGCGGCCGACTTCGGTCTGAAATGCGGGTCCCTGGAAAATACCGGATACGCGATCCCGTCCATGATTGAAGACGGCCAGACCCTTTTCGACATTGTACTGAAAGCCCTGGACCACACCCTGATCAACACGGGGAAAATGTTCGTTCTATGGGACGACTTCGGGTCCCTTCGGATCACCGACGTCGAGAAGTCGAAACTGGACCTTTACGTCGGCGACGCCAGTCTGGCGACGGGCTATTCCTACGAAACGGAAATCGACTCCGAAACCTACAACAAGATCAAACTGGTCCGCGACAACAAGGAAACCGGGAAACGGGACGTGTATATTTTCCAGGACTCCAACAATATCACCTTTTGGGGCGTCCTGCAAAATTACGAGTCCGTGGACGAAGAAATGAACGAAGCCCAGATCAAGGAGCGGGGCGGACAAATGCTGGAACTTTACAACCGGCCGAAGAAAACCTTCGAAGTGAAGGCCCTTCTGGACTTATCTGTCCGCGCTGGTCGCGCCCTGTATATCGGGATCGAAAAGGTGGGCGTCAGTTCTTTCTTCATCGTGGAAGAAGCCAGCGCCGATCTGCTGAAGGAGGAAATGACCCTGAAATTAAAGGTGGTGTAATATGGCACTTCTTGACACTATGAAAAAGGTCGCCCAACAGTCGCAGAACGCGAATGTTCCGGCGGCCTTCCTTTTCGGGAACGTGACGGCCACGTCCCCGCTGACGATCCGGGTCGACAACCGCTTCGACATCACCGGCGACGCGATCGTCGTGATGAAGGAGTTCCGGGCCGGCTACTACCCGACCCACACCCACACGATCGACCCGCACAAACACACAGTCCCGCAACACGCCACAGAGCCGGCCGGGACTGGACCGCACACCCACAGCGTCAACCCTGTCGACACACAAACGACCGGACTGACCACGAACCCGGAAGTCTATTCCGGCCTGGCCGTGGGCGACAAGGTGGTCCTTTTGCGAAACCAGGGCGGACAGTCGTTCCTGGTACTGGGGAGGGTATGACCATGACTTTACTTCCAAACCAGGCCACGGTCACGATCGGCCAGGCCGTCGAAATCACGCCGGCGGCCGACCACCCGACCCGAACCTATAAAGTCGATTTTGACGCCGGCCGCGTGGCCGGTTTTACCGACGAAACCGAAGCCATGAAACAGGCGATCTTCAAAATCTTGCAAACGGAACGGTTTTCCTTCCTGATCTATTCCTGGAACTATGGAATAGAACTGAACGCCGTTGTCGGGAAAAGTTATCCCGTGTTTGCAAGTGAAATCAAGCGCGTTATTCGGGAAGCCCTTCTGGCAGACAGCCGGATCACCGACGTCACCGACTTCCAGGTGGAGCAGATCGACAAGCGAACGGCGCGCGTCTACTTCGTGGCGGAAACTATCTTCGGGGAAATCCCCGTGGAAAGGACGGTGACAACCAATGTATGAAAACATGACCTTCGAAAACATCATGGACCGCTGTCTGGCCCGTGTGACGTCTTCGGTAGATAAGCGGGAAGGGTCTATCGTCTATGACGCGATCGCCCCAGCGGCCGCCGAACTGGCGATCCTGTATATCGAACTGGCCTACCTTATGGACAGAGCCTTCCCAGACACGGAAACCGGGGACGACCTGACGAAAAAGTGTCAGGAACGGAGCGTTTTCCGCACGTCCGCGACGTATGCGATCCGAAAGGGCTACTTCGAGAAAGCCAACGGGGCCGGCTGTGATATGGAAATCGGAACCCGCTTTTCTGGCGGCGACATTAACTTCGTGGTCACGGAGCGGATCGCCACTGGACAGTACAGCCTGACGGCGGAAACGGCCGGAACTGTGGGGAATGAGTACATCGGAACCCTGTTTCCGATCGACTACGTTCCAGAACTGGCGGCGGCGCGCCTGGCGGACATTCTGGTCCCCGGAGAAGACGAAGAAAGCGACGACGCCCTTCGCGCCCGTTACTTCGAGTCTTTGAAGTCCCAGGCGTTCGGCGGGAATATCGCCGACTATAAGAACAAGGTCGAACTTCTCCCAGGCGTGGGGGCCGTGAAGGTCTTCCCCGTCTGGAACGGGGGCGGAACTGTGAAGATCGTCCTGGTGGACAGCGAATGGACCGTTCCTTCTCCCGAACTGGTCGAACAGGTCCAGGAAGCGATCGACCCCGTGGGGAACCAGGGGGAAGGCGTGGGCCTGGCCCCGATCGGCCACGTCGTCACGGTGGCCGGCGTTACCGGAACCACGATCGACGTATCATTTACGCTAACCTTCACCGGGTCCGCCAACTGGGATAACACCCAGGAAGCCGTGAAGGCGGCGATCCAGTCCTACTTCGACGACCTGACCGGAACCTGGGCGGACAGTGAAAACCTGATTGTCCGCGTCAGCCAGATCGAAACGAAGGTCCTGAACGTGGACGGCGTGATCGACATCACCGGGACCAAGATCAACGAAGGGACCGCGAATATTTCCCTGAACGCTGACGCGATCCCGGTACTGGGGGCGGTGACAAATGCAGATTAAAGAATACTGGCCCCGGTTCCTTCAAGACCTGATTGAGTTTGACCAGATCGCCAGCGCAGAACAGCCAGAGTTCACAAAGGCCGTCCAGGACGTCCAGGGCGCGCCAGACGACTTCTTCCTGTCCACCCTGTCGGAATATGGCTGTCAGCGGTGGGAAGCCATTCTGGGGCTTCTGGCGTCCCCTGGCGACACCGTGGAAGCGCGGAGGGAAAGAATACTGATCGCATACCTGGACCAGCTTCCCTACACATACAGGACCCTATTGAAGTACCTGGCAACGGTCAGCAACGACTTCAAGGTGGTCCTGGACAATGACGCCTATGAACTGTTTATCCGGATCAGGCTGTCCGGCTACACACAGCGGGACGCCCTGGCGGCTGTCCTGGGGCAGATGATCCCCGCGAACCTGGTCCTGTTGCTACAAACAGCGATCCCCCAGACCGTCCTTCGCCCGGCTTCGGTGGTGGGGGCCGCTATGGTCAACATGGTCAGGCACGAACACCAACCAGAAGGAGGAAACCAAAATGGCACGATTTAAGTCCACGATCACCGACCGGGGCGCGGAAGTCCTGACCGCCTTCCTGGCGGCCGGGAAACAGCTTGTCCTGGTCAGCGCGGCCGCCGGCGACGGCGTCGCAGAGGTCAGCCCGAACACCCTGACCGCCCTTGTCAACCCGATCAGCGTGAACACGCAGATCGGCGAAAAGACCTTCGTCGAAAGTAACCCGTCCTATATGCGTATTCCCGTACAGGTGACGAACGCCGGCCTGGAAACGGCCCAATATGTCCGGGAAGTCGCGACCTATGCCCTGGACGAAAACGACGCGCCCTTCATGTTTAGCTATTCCTGGCTGGACGGCGGGGACAGTGACAACGTCCTTCCGCCCGACTCTTTCCTGGGCCGGGAAGGCATGGACGGCGAAGGCGACACCGTACACATTCACGACGTCGCTGTGGTCGTTACCAACCAGGAGAACAGCGGGATCAGCGTCGAAGTGGGAACCGGGTCCTTCGTGACCACGGCGCAAATGACCGCCTACGCGGCCCCCATTCTTCACGGCCACAACGCTTCGGAGGTCCAGGAAAGCACCGGGGAAACGGTGGAGTCCGTACAGCGACGCCAGGACTTCGACATTTCCGCGATCCAGGAACAGCTTGACACCGGCTTCACTGGAACCACCGTGACCCACACCTTCGCCCCGGCACAGCTTGACCAGTGGAAAGGCTACGACGGCGACGGGCTTCCGGAAGGTATTCTGGACACCGTCGAAAACAGGCTTTATTTATGACCCGCTTCGCCTGTACGCCGGCGGAAACGTCCTGCCTGTTATCCAACCTGTTCACCGAACTTCGGCCTGTGTGCGGCCGCTGTGAGGACGACGCCGTCGTTCTGTGCGGCCTGACCTATGAAGGAGAGGAACGGACGGTCGTCCTTCGGGACTATGGCTTCGACTATTCCGGCCGGCGGGAAACCGTGGAGCAGATCAGAAAGCGAAGGTGTATCTATGGGAACACGAAGAAATCATCAAAGGAAGGTGAACGGGGCTGAAAGTCCCCTTCATGTCCTTCCCGTTGCGGCGAACCTGATCGACTATACCCTGGACCTGACCGACAACACGAAGTACTTCCCGAAGAAGGTCCGCTTCACCATTGTCAATCGTATTCAGGACCGCGTTCTGTCGATCCGGGACAACCTTGTGGACGCGAATGAAATCTTTCCGATCCTGACGGAGCGGGACCGGGCCGACCGGCTGGTCTTCCAGCGGAACGCCCTGACAGATTGCAAGAAACTTCTGTTTCTGATCGAACTGTCAAAGAAGCGCGGCTACATTGACCAGGGGACCTTCGAACACTGGACGAAGCTGACCCTGGACGTTAAGTTCATGGCCGCCGCCTGGCATAAGGCCGAACAGACCGCCGCCGAAGCCCAGAAGGCCGAAGCGACGGTCGCGAAGCCGGAAGCCCAGGTGGACGGTTAATGATATTCAGGGTATGATCTGCACCCCGAACGCCGACAACGCGAACAACGTGCGGAACGTCAATTCCGACGGCAGTCTGAACTGGAACAATGCCTGGAATGGCAACAACGGCGTTCGCCCGGATTTGGTGGAAAGCGCGACCGAGTAAGGCGACGAACCTGAAAGCAGAGAACCCCAACAAAGGAGATCATATCCTTCCCGACGCCGGAAAGGCCAGGGTAAACACATGATTGTCGACGCGAGGGCTTCGGCTTTACGACGCCCAGACTATAAGCGGCAAGGAGGATTTTTTGAAGACAGAAGCACAGACCCCGCCTTCTGACTTCGCGGTCATGGCTGACTTCAACAGCCTTTATTCGGCCTACCTGGAAGCGCGTAAGGGTAAGCGGTGGAAATATGCCGTCGTCCGCTATGAAGCGAATGTTCTTGAAAACATCATGTTTCTTCACTTCATGCTGACCAGCCGGAAATACAAACCGTCGCCCTATAACTATTTCCTGGTACACGAACCGAAGGAACGGCTGATCATGTATAACGGCTTCAAAGACAAAATCGTTCAGCATAGCCTGTGCGACAACGTCCTGGAACCTATACTGTCGAAAACATTCGTTTATGATAACTACGCCAGCCAGAAGGGCAAGGGGACACACTTCGGCCTGGACCGCCTGAAATCGTTCATGCAACGCTATTATAGGCAGTTCGGGGCGGACGGCTGGGTCTTGAAGTGTGATATAAGTAAGTATTTTTACCGTATCAATCACGACGTTTTGAAGTCACAGCTTCGCCGGATCGTTCACGACCTGTCTCTTATACACATCTCCGAGCCCACGAGACCGAGGCTGATCTCGT